GTTATACACAGGTGTAGATGATGCAACAGGTAAAACTTTTATTTCTGCTGCAGCTAACGATGTAATCACCATGAATGGAACAACTAAAGGTGGGCTTGTAGGTAGTATTGTAAAATGTACTGCTATGGCTTCTGCTAAGTATGCGGTGGAAGGAATCATACTTGGTTCAGGCACTATAGTTACACCATTTGCTAATAGTTAATAGTAGGAGTCAATTATGGCTGATGTAGTAACATCGCAAACGATTCAAGATGGACAACGAAAAGCTGTTATGAAATTCACCAATGTCAGCGATGGCACTGGTGAATCAGCAGTCAAGAAAGTAGATGTTTCTGCTTTAAATTCAAACGCTGCTGGAGTAGCTTGCTCATCTGTAGCAATCGCAAAAGTCTGGTGGGCAACCACTGGCATGAGCGTTAAGATTGATTTTGATGCAAGCACCAATGTTCTGGCTGTCAGTTTGCCAGCCGACTCTACAGGTGACGAGTATTATGACGATTTCTCTGGAATACCAAACAATGCTGGTAGCGGTAAAACTGGCGATCTTGACTTTACAACAGTAGGTCATTCAAGCGGTGATACTTATGTTGTTATTCTTGAGCTAATAAAAAACTATGGTTAAGGTGGTCACAAATGCCAAAAGTAGGTAAAAAGAAATTTGCATATAGCAAAGCTGGTAAGAAAAAAGCGAAAACATACGCTAAAAAGGTAGGTAAAAAAGTAAGAAGGAAAAAATAAATGGCAACCTCTGGCAGTAAAAATTTTGAACCAGATGTTGGCGAGTTTATTGAAGAAGCCTTTGAGCGTTGTGGAATAGAGCTAAGAACTGGCTACGATCTCAAGACAGCAAAAAGAAGTTTAAATCTTTTGTTGGCTGAATGGTCCAATCGTGGACTCAATCAATGGACTGTCAATCAAAAGACTGTTGCTATGGTTGCAGATACCACTGTTTATAATATTGACACAACCAATGCTTCAGCACCGATTGATGTATTGGATGCGTTTATAAGAGAAACAACAAACTCTGTAACCTCGGATATACCGATGACTAGGATTAGTCGATCTGAATATTCTTCTTATCCAAGCAAGAGCACAACAGGCAAACCCAATCAATTTATGATTGACAAGCAATTGTCTCCTACAATTACTGTGTTTCCAGCACCAGACAAGTCCAGCACATATACTATATATATGAATGTTTTAACCAGAATGGATGATGCAGATACTGGTGCAGACACGATGCAAATGCCTTATCGGTTTTATCCTTGTTTAGCTGCTGGTTTGGCTTACTACATATCTTTAAAAAGAGCTCCAGAAAGAACTGGAATGCTTAAACAGTTGTATGAGGAAGAGTTCTTGAGAGCGATGACGCAAGACGAAGAAAGAGCAAGTTTTAGGATTAGCCCAGATATAAGGGGCTATAACACGCCATAATGTCTACTTACGCAAATGGAAAATATGCGTATGGCATCTGTGACATTACAGGTTTTCGTTATCGGCTAAGAGATATGAAGATGACTTGGGATGGATTCTTAGTGGGTCCAGATCAATGGAGCCCTAAACATCCACAGTTAAGCCCAAGACCAGCAACAGTTGATGGTGAAGCGTTAAAAAACCCAAGACCAGACAATGCCGATGACAATAATTTTTTTACAGTCTATACCAATACTGGTTTAGGCAAACTAGGAAGCCAGCTTACGACCTTTGAAGTTGATTGTGAAGTTGGCTCTGTTACTATAACTACGACATGAGCTTTACTTATTCTACATTGAAAACAGCAATCGGAGACTACTTAGAGTCTAGCGAAAGCACTTTTACAACGCAATTGCCTACTTTTATTACAGAGGCAGAAGATCGAATATTACAAATGGTGCAGTTGCCAGAGCAGAGAAAGAATGTTCAAGGTCAAACTGCAAATAACAATCGTTTTTTAGCGTGTCCTACGGATTTTCTAGCGCCAATGAGTTTGGCTATTATTAGCAGTAATACATATACTTATCTTGATCTTAAACATGCTTCTTTTTTAAAAGAATACAGCCCAACAACGACAGTGACAGGTCAGCCCAAATATTATTCAATTTACAGTCAAAGCTCTTTCGCATTAGCCCCTGTACCCAATGCAGCTTTTGATGTAGAATTACATTATTTATATAAACCAGCTTCAATTACAAGCGGTAGTGACAGTGGAACAACAGTGCTTTCAACAGATTATAGCGATGCTTTGCTATATGGAAGTTTAGTCGAAGGTGCAATTTTCTTAAAAGAAACGCCAGATGTTATTGCTAACTTTGAAGCAAGATTCAAGGAGAGTGTGGCTCGAATGAAGAATTTAAGTGAAGGAAGAGAAACGAGGGATGAATACAGATACGACAGTTTAAGAATTGGCGTATCGTAATGAAACCTATTAAATCGCTCGAAGGCAAGCGAATTGCCTTAATCGGATTAGGTCTGTCTCAAATAGACTATGTAATTTCCAAAGAAAACAGCAAAGAATGGGATGAAGTCTGGGGAATCAACTCCGCAGCTTCTGTATTTAACCTAGATCGTTTGTTTATGATGGATCCAGCAAGTCGTTTTTTCGACACCAATGACGCTGGCAAGCAAACAAATGCAATGAAAAAGCTGTTGCCTAAGTTAAAAATACCCATATACACTTGCGAGCTCGATAAAAGAGTTCCTAATGCGGTGATGTACCCATTGGTTGAAGTTGCGAATCATGCAAAATGTGCTTACTTCAACAACACAGTTGCTTATGCGATTGCGTTTGCTTTATACAATAAAGTGTCAGCGATTGACTTGTTTGGCATAGACTTTTCTTATTCAAGTGATTTACATTTTGCTGAAGCTGGTAGAGCTTGTGTTGAGTTCTGGTTGTGTAAGCTAATGGAGAATGGCATTACTGTAGGTGTTTCACCACGCTCAACAGTATTGGATTCTTGTGTGCCAGCAACAGAACGATTGTATGGTTATCACAGGTTAGATAAACCTTTGGTGGCAGTGCCACATGAAGAGAAGTGGATTATTGCTCCTTACGAGCAAATAGAATCAGAGCTTTCAAAGTATAACTTAACGCTTCAAGAGGATATTGTTCCGCCAGAACCATATAAGGGATAATGACAGACAGCTTTATAAAACTAGGTCAAGTCAGCGTTCATACAACGCAAAACAAAGGGCACGACCCAGAGTTTTGGGCTGAAGCGATAACCAATAAAATTTGTGATATTTCAGCCGAAGCACCACCTCATATCAGAGAGCAGGCTTTACAGTTTAAAAAGCATATTTATGTTATCGTGTTAAATGGTATGAAAAGTGCCATAAATTCTGATAGAGTAACTATTGTAGGATTATTAAATAGCCAAGGTCACAGCGACATGGCTAAAATTATTAAGGAGCTTTAGATGGCAATTACATCTGCAATAGCAACAAGTTTTAAACAAGAAATTCTTGTTGAAGGTCACAATCTAACGAATGGAGCTGACTCCATTAAATTAGCGTTATACACAAGTTCAGCAACAATGGGTGCTGGGACTACTGCGTATTCAACTGCACAAGAAGTGAGTGGTACTAATTATAGCGCTGGCGGTTCTACATTGACAAATGTGACACCATCTACCAGTGGAACAACTGCTGTTTGTGATTTTGCTGACTTAACTTTTGGAACAGCTACTGTAACTGCAAGAGGTTGTTTGCTTTATAACTCAACCAATAGTAATAAAGCCTTGTGTGCCATTGACTTTGGTGGAGACAAAACATCCACTGCTGGCGATTTTACAGTCGTATTTCCAAGTCCAACAGCCACAGGCGCAATCATTCGTTTAGCTTAGTGGAATAATTTTGTGGTAAACTTTTATCAAGGAGTTTACTTATGCCTCTAACAAAATTTAATTTCAAAGCTGGTATCAATAAAGAAGAAACCGATTACAGCAACGAAGGTGGCTGGGTCGATGCTAATTTTATACGCTTTAGAAAAAACAGAGCTGAAAAGATTGGTGGTTGGTTAAAATACTCGACAACTGCCTTCTTAGGAATTGCGAGAGCCTTACATCAATGGGTTTCTCTGGCTGGTACACGATACACTGGCATAGGCACAACTTTAAAATATTACATTGAGTCTGGTGGGTCTTACAACGACATAACACCGATTAGAAAAACCAGCACCAATAGCATTACTTTTGCAAAAGTTGCAGATGACGATGCAACAATTACAGTAACTGATTCTTCCCATGGCGCGGTAAAAAATGATTTTGTTACTATATCTGGTGCTGTTTCGCTTGGCGGTTTGATTACTGCATCGGTTTTGAATCAAGAGTATCAAATAGCAACGATTGTAAATGCAAATAGTTACACCATAGAAGCAAAAGACACTGATGGAAACCCTGTATTAGCAAACAGCAGTGACAGTGGAAATGGTGGATCTGGCGTTGATGGACTGTATCAAATTAATGTCGGGCTAGATGATTATGTGCAAGGCACTGGTTGGGGTATTGATGGGTTTGGCTCATCGGCTTTTGGCTCCAGTGGAAGCCTTGATGCTACAAATCAGTTAAGACTTTGGACACACGATAACTTTGGTGAAGATTTAATCATCAATCCCAGAGCTGGCGGTATTTATAAATGGGTGGAAAACGATGGTTTGTCAACAAGAGCAGTGGTTTTGAGTGGCATATCTGGTGCAAACAAAGTACCAACCCTTGGCTTGCAAGTCATTACATCTGAAACAGATCGACATTTAATTGTATTGGGAGCTGATCCACTAAATTCCAGCAACAATAGAACTGGTGCAATTGATCCGATGTTTATAGCGTTTTCAGATCAAGAAAACTCAATTGAGTTTGAACCCAAGACAACTAATTCTGCTGGATCTCTTCGATTATCAAGCGGTTCACACATCGTTGGCGGTATAAAAGCAAGGCAAGAAGTCTTGATCTGGACCGATACATCTTTATATTCTATGAACTTTATTGGACCGCCATTGACTTTTGCGGTCAATTTAATCAACGAAGGTGCTGGATTGATTGGTCCAAAAGCCTGTGTTAATGCGCCCAGTGGTGTTTTTTACATGAGCAAGCAAGGTTTTTATTTCTACAATGGTGCGGTGCAGAAGATACCTTGTTCTGTGCAAGAGTATGTATTTGAAGACTTAGATCAATCTCAGTCTTTTAAATGTCATGTCGCTCTTAACTCTGAATTTTCTGAAGTATGGTTTTTTTATCCTTCGGTAGAAGATGGAACCGAAGAAATATCACGATACGCGATGTACAATTACGAGGAAAACCTTTGGTCAATAGGATCTCTGGTTCGTCATGCTTGGGTGGATGGTGGCATACAAAACAAACCACAAGCAACTGGCGTGTCGTCTAGTGCTTATTATTTATACGAACATGAGAATGGTTACAACAACGACACTGAGCCCATGGATAATGTTTATATTGAGTCTGCAGATCTTGATTTTGGGGATGGCGAGCAGTTTGCATTCATTAAAAGAATCATTCCAGACATTAAGTTTGTGAAAGAAACTGGAACAAACCCCAATGGTGCTGTGAATATTGTGTTGAAAAACAGGAATTTCAATGGAGAAAGCCTGTCTACATCGTCTACAAATCAAATAACATCGACCACCAATCAAAGCTATGTTCGTTCTAGGGGTCGGCAGTTTGTGCTTCGGTTCGAGTCAGACGATGATAATACAGACTCTGATCGCAAAGATTATAAGTGGAGATTGGGTAGTACACGCCTCGATATTCAGCCTTCTGGCAGAAGATGAGCAAGTTATTACCTACTCGTTTACCACTTGCTGAGACAGGAACAGTCACCGCAGAGCTTTACAATAGGCTGGTTCGTGTCCTAGAAATCAATTTAAACGCTGTAGACCCAGATCAAGTGCCCAGTTACAACGATGATGAAATAGATACCTTACAATTTGCAACTGGTGCTATAATATTTAATACTACTAGAGAGATTCACCAAGCGTTTGATGGTAATGCCCTAAGAGATTTATACAGCCATCAAACATATCCAGTTGGATTGGGTGCTACATTTAGTATAGGAAGCGTTACAGTTACGATAGGTTAATTATGGCAATAAGCGAACAATTACAACGAAGAATAGACAACTTTGGTAAGACAACTGCTCGACCAACCAAAGGAGCCATATCAAACAGAGAAATGGATATTTTTAGGCAAGCAGCGCCTTTACCCCCTAGAGATATGGATATAAAATATCCATATTCAATT